GCACGCGGCTATAGCGGTTAGTGTTACGAATACGTCACGTAGTGCTAACGCATTAAGGTGTGCACGCCTTTCACTAGCGTGCTTGTTTCGGCAATGCTTACCCCAATCATCCATGCTATTCATGCTCCACCTCCTTTTGAATCAACTCGCGTAATTTTGCATAGGGGTATGACTTATATGCCCCCTCCAAAAATGAATGGTAGTCTGGACTTTTATACTGGCTATCTTCCCCACCGTAAACGATACTCAGATACTCCCAGTCATGGTTTACGTAGTAATCGTACTTATCATCCTTACCCAAGAACTTCCAACCCAACTCCGTAGAGTAATGGTCATGGTGTGCGTTTTCTGGCCAGTTTTTAGTAGTACAGTTCTTAATCTCTTCAGCCCACTTCTCTCTCATGCTGTTCATAACTCGTCCCCCTCTACTAGCAAACCGATAAGTCTCTCGCGGTTGACAGGTCTCCACCCTTGCTTTGGCTTGTGCCAGTCTGGTCGCCCTTCGGCTTCCCTTTCCCTGCGATCAAAGTATTCCTTGTGGATGGCGAACATCTCACTTAGCTGTGTATCTAGGTCTTGCTCATATCTTGTAGTCATAACATTTCTCCGAGTTGGTAGGGTAGCCCTACCGTTAAGGTACAAAAACCGAGGCGTTATTGCCCCAATGGTTTTACCATTATATCATACTTACCGTAACGTGTCAAGCTGTGCTGTATGATGTGTAAACGTGACGTTTGGTGTAATGTTACATAATGTGACAGATTGTTACGTGGGTGCGGTCTGTAAGTCTTTGATATATATGTAATGTTACAATGTTACGTTTCTGAGGAAAAAATGGTGGGAAATAAATAAGCTGACAAAGGGGAAAGGAATTTGTCACAGTACAACCAATGTAAAATGTTCCTATATATATATTCCTAAAAATGTCACAATATATAAGGTATAAAGAAAATACACTATACTTAACGATCTGATAGGCAAGATACTTCACATTGCTTAACTGCTTACTAACAAACAGCATCAAACAGCACTTCCTGATATTGTTACAAAGTTTTGTCACAGTCTGTCACAAACGTGTCACAATAGGAGATAAATGTAACATTGTCGTAGGGTGGCCCTACGGTGAGGCTCAACGCACTTGGGGACTGGTCTCGTGTGACGTGTCAGGTAGAGGCTCAACGCCTACGAGGAACTGGTATCAAATTACAGGCCAAAAAAAAGCCACTCAATTAAGAGTGGCTGTGTATCCTGCCATATACATGGCATCTTCAATCGTATTACCTTGTTTAAGATAGTAATTAAGAGCATCTCTTTTGACTTGCTCTCTATTGGATGTCCTGCGAGCTTCAACCAATCTATCGAACCCATTCATAATATCCTCTGCATCTTGTATATCCAGATCAAACAATTCGTCCTTCATAATATTACTCCAAAAAAAGGAGCACCCTTTCGGATGCCCCTGACAGGTTAGTGGTTAGTGTGAAGGTTCGAATTTTCTAGCCTTCGAAAGTCCAGTAGTTATAACGCCACACGCCTTCGCTAGATTTTTCGCTAGCTCCTCATCCCCATGTTTCTCAACAGCCTTGCAGAATTTATTGAACGCTTCGGTCATTATAACGTGACCGCTGTTTGCTTCCGCTTCGACCTTCTCATCGTCCGTCATGGACTCTGCTTTGCGTTCCTTCACCAGCTCCATTGCTATCTTTGCAAAGTCCTTTTGAATGCTAGCTGGTTGTCTACCTGCATCAATGATTAGCTTCCGTCTAGGGTGGTTCTTACCGTAGTCATCGACATCCTCTGTACCTAATGCAAACTTGATACCGTTAGATAACGTCTTAGGTAATAGACCCTTATAGGTATCACCGATAAAAGTAGAGAACATATTCAGTAAGTCTGAATACTCGACTCTTGATAGCAGAGATTTACTGCCACTAGTGTTAGGGCTGATCCAGTGTTCAGGTGTATCGTATCCCTTCTCGTCTACTAGGTGCATCGCTAGTGCGCTTCTCAGCTCTCCGACCTTTTCGGCTTTCCGTTCCAGTGTTTGGTTAGCCGTGTAGTATGAACGGCATATATCAAACGTATCGTCGGTAATAGTAGTGAGACCCAACGTTGTAGCATTTACTTCAATAGCTTTAGTCATAACAAGTGTATCCGTATAGTCTAGGTTTTAAAGTGGGCACCTAGTCAGCCTTACTGTCAAGATCGCTGTCTTGATGGGTCTATTGTAACATGTTAACAGGAACATCCCCTGATCCGCATCGTAGGGCTACCCTACCGCCCCCCCATGACCCGCTTTGACAGATGGGACTCCGCCAGTTGTATGTATTACTACTCCAGACAAATAAATTACTATTTCTCGGACTGTGTAGGGAACGGCCTCATTACAGGGAAGACCCCCCCTTGTTTTATAAATGCCTTGTCTAAAAATTTTTTTTCTGGTATATATGCACCTTCGGTGAATAACCTGCGACCAGTAAATGACTTTATCTTTAGAACCAGAGCTAGGTGTTCCTTTGTCTGAAGGAATACGTAAGCTAGATTTAAAAGAACGAACAGAAGCCGCGTCTAATACCGCACTAGATTTGGCCGAGTACGGTCTAGATTTGCTACCCAATAAAGAAGATAAGGATGTAGCATCTAAATTAGCCTCCGCCTACGCTTCTGACCCCCACAAAACATCTAAAACCGCTAGTGCCGCTCGCATATCTACCCTGACTCCAGCCTCTTTGGTACTCACAAACAAGATACTGGGTGAATTTGGTCGCTCCGTTGTTGAGTCTTCAGTACAAATTAGGCACTTAGTGACCAATAAGCTGTTAATAGAGACGGAAAACCCTGACCCCCGCACTAGAATCCGTGCGTTAGAGCTGTTAGGTAAGATTTCAGACGTAGGATTGTTTGCTGAGAAGTCAGAGATAACGATTACCCACCAGTCTACGGACGATCTAAAGAGCAAACTACGTAGAAAACTAGAAAAGTTAGTTCCTATAGAGGAAGAAGCCGAGGATGCGGTAGTGTTAGATGGCGAAGTTATAGATTTGGAAGAAGAATTAGGGCTAGACGAAGAGTTTTATGACGATGATTGAGGCCGTTCCCGACTTTACTGAGGAAGATGTCCAAAAAATGTTGGACAACCTAGACTCTTTTTCCAATGACGAGGTAGAAGAGATAGATAGACTGGTAGAAGAACTGTCCGTACGTAAACAGAACCAGCTATCGTACGACGATTTAATAGAATTTTGCAAGGCAATGATGCCCGAATTCATTGTAGGTAGACATCACCGCATTTTAGCGGACATGTTGATGGGAATTGAGCGTGGAGACAAGGATAGGGTCTGTGTAAACATCCCACCTAGGCATGGTAAGTCACAATTAGTGTCTATTTTCTACCCCGCGTGGTTTTTAGGGCGTAATCCAGACAAAAAAGTGATGATGGTGTCGCACACTACCGACTTAGCGGTAGATTTTGGCCGTAAAGTGCGTAACTTGATCTCCACCCCCGAATATCAGGCCATATTTCCCACAGTAAAGCTAGCGGTTGACTCTAAATCAGCAGGCCGATGGAATACTAACGTGGGTGGGGAGTATTACGCCTGTGGTGTAGGTTCAGCACTAGCAGGACGTGGTGCAGACTTACTACTTATTGACGATCCTCACTCTGAGCAAGACGTTATTAGTGGTAACTTCTCAGTATTTGAAAAAGCCTACGAATGGTACACATTCGGTGCCCGTACACGACTAATGCCGGGGGGAAGGGTAGCAATTATCCAGACTAGATGGCATATGGACGACCTAACAGGACGCGCAGTGAAGGATATGTCTCACAATGAGAGAGCAGATCAGTTTGAGGTTATAGAATTTCCAGCTATACTAGAATTTCAAGATGAGGACACAGGTGAGATAGTAGAAAAGCCTCTGTGGCCTGAGTTTTTTGATTTAGAGGCACTATTACGTACTAAAGCGTCAATGCCTACGTTCCAATGGAATGCCCAGTACCAGCAACAACCCACCGCCGAAGAAGCTTCCATAGTAAAAAGAGAGTGGTGGAATGAGTGGGAGAAGGAAGTTCCGCCAGCGTGTGAGTACATAATCATGTCACTGGATGCTGCGGCAGAGAAACACAACCGCGCTGACTACACAGCACTGACCACATGGGGGGTGTTTTATAATGAGGATGAAAGCGCGTATAATATTATCTTACTTAATAGTATCAAGCAGCGTATAGAGTTTCATGAACTGAAAGAACTAGCGATGCAAGAGTACGCTGATTGGGAACCAGACTCGTTTATAGTAGAGAAAAAGAGTTCTGGCGTGGCGTTATACCAAGAAATGCGACGGATGGGTCTACCTGTGTCCGAATATACACCTCATAGAGGGTCAGGAGATAAACTTGCACGTTTAAACGCAGTATCTGATATTGTAGCGTCTGGATTGTGTTGGGTTCCACAAACTCGATGGGCTGAAGAAGTTGTAGAAGAGATCGCTGGATTCCCATTTATGAGTAACGATGACTTGGTGGATTCAACTGTAATGGCATTAATGCGGTTCCGGCAAGGTGGCTTTATACGCCTACCTACTGATGAAGCGGAAGAACAACAATATTTTAAGCGGCGTGGAAACGGCTACTACTAAGAGGCTAAATTATGGCAATTGAGAAAGGTATATACGCTGCTCCCAAGGGCATAGAAGAAGAGGCAGTGGAAGGGGAACTAGTCGAGCAGGCACTAGAGATTGAGATAGTTGACCCTGAAATGGTAACTATGTCCGATGGTAGCGTAGAAATTACCTTAATTCCCGGAAATGACATGGTAGGCGGTGATTTTGATAGTAACTTAGCAGAAGAATTAGAAGAAGACTACCTATCAACATTAGCAGATGAACTTATAGAGTTAGTAGACTCAGACGTAGATAGCCGAAAAGAGTGGGCTGACACATATGTTAAGGGTCTTGATATCATTGGTTTTAAGTATGAAGAGCGTACTACTCCTTGGGAAGGCGCTTGTGGTGTTAACTCTACCGTTTTAGCAGAAGCAGCCATTCGTTTTCAAGCAGAGACAATGAGTGAGACTTTCCCTGCGGCTGGCCCAGTTCGTGTAAAGGTGTTAGGACAAGAGACA